GTCTTTAACCGATGCCGCGATAACCGTGGCGCATTCGCAAAAGACAACAACCCTACCCAGCCAGAAACGGTTGAGTTCGTTAACGCTCCGCTTAACGGTCTGGATGCCCTGCAGGCCCAATCTCAGGAGCACATGTCAGCAGTATCAAGCATTCCGCTGGTCAAACTATTGGGCATTACGCCCAACGGTCTCAATGCATCGTCTGACGGCGAAATCCGCGTTTTCTACGACTACATTCACGCTCTGCAGCAGTCTGTTTTTAAAGACAACCTGAAGCGTGTGATGGATATCATTCAGCTCTCTGAGTTTGGCGACATTGACGATGGCATAACCTTCGACTTTGAGCCCTTGTACGAAATGAGCGCTAAAGAGCGGGCGGAAATTCGCAAAGTAGACGCTGACACTGACGCTGTCTATGTGGCCGCCAGCGTGCTCTCTGGCAACGAAGTCCGCGAAAAAATCGCCGGTGACCCGGATTCGCCCTATCACTCTCTGGACCTGAATGATGACCTCGAAATCGAAGACGACTACGACGAAGAGGAAGAAACAGACCCTGACGATAAGGGCGGTTCATCCTAACGCTGGCGTCGAAGCATGGTACCGCCGACAGCTTGATAAGCAGGTGCAGGAAATGCAGGCATCTGTTGTCTACTGGCTGTCGGCAAACTATCGGGCCAGCGGCGCGGCTGTCGCCATGGATGAATCTCCAGCTGATGTTATGCGCAAGGCGATGAATAAGCTGGTGAAGCGCTGGAAGAGGCGGTTTGATGACATGGCGCAAAAGCTGGCCGACAGGTTCGCTAACGACACCATGAAAAACGCGGATGCTTCACTGGCCACAGCCTTCAAAGACGCGGGGTTTACTGTCGAGTTCAAGATGACCTCGCAGATGAATAACGCTCTTCAGGCGACCATCGCCGAGAATGTCGGCCTTATCCGATCCATCCCCGAGAAGTATTTCACTGAGGTGGAAGGGCTGGTTATGCGGTCGGTAGCGCGCGGTCGCGACTTATCCTATCTCACCGATGAGCTCGAGAAGCGATACGGGATTTCCCGGCGCCGTGCGGCGTTCATTGCCCGAGATCAGAACAACAAGGCCACCTCAGTCGTTCAGTCTGCTCGACAGCAGGCTCTCGGCATTACCCAGGGAATTTGGAAGCACTCCCATGCTGGCAAAGAGCCGCGACCATCCCACGTTAAAGCTGATGGAAAGGTGTTTGAGCTAAGCAAGGGAATGTATCTGGATGGTAAATGGGTGATGCCTGGAGAGGAAATCAATTGCCGTTGCACCTGGTCACCAGTAATACCAGGCCTATCGTAAATAATCAAAATCAATCAAGGTCGCTAAGGCGGCCTTTTTTATTGCCATAAGCGGGGAAGTCTATGGACGAACTCGAATCCTACTCGCTAGCCGAGGATGAGGATAAGTGGATAACCATAAATGGTTCCCACGTCAAAATTGATGAAAATGGAGATGTTGTTGCTGGCGCTGAAGGGAAGATTAATAGTAATAAAAATGAAAAGAAATCAGCCGGGGAAAAACTATCAGCCAATGAAAAGTCAGCCATTTCCAGTTACTCAGGTGACAATTTCTTAAAAATAAACTCAGATCTTCGTAAAGGTAAAGATGAAGACCCTGATGTGGCACGCATTGACTCCGCCATTGGCAAGGGAAGTTTAGAAGGTGGAACGCTTTACCGAGGAATGAGCAGGGAGGACGCAAAAAAACTGTTCCCAGGCGGAGATATTAAAAAAGGAATGGTTGTTTCAGACCCTGCTTTTCTTTCCACATCTAAAGAAAAAAAGATCGCCGGTATGTTCAGCATCGGCGGTGTAATGCTCCAAATAGAAACAAATAAAGGTGACAAAGGGCTGGATGTTACTGGTCTTTCCAGCAACAAGCATGAAGATGAAACATTACTTCCACGCAATGCAAAAATGGAAGTGATTGGAGTGCATCCCCCAAAATCACCGGGGCATCCGGTGACAATAAAGGTCAGATACATAAGCGAGGAAAAGAGACCCGCAATGGACGGGATTACGGAAAGCCTGGCATTTGACCGCGCCTCTGTGCGCACCATCGACGCAAATGGCCGCCTTCAGATTTCACGAACGAATATCAGCAAGGCAAACGTCAACGGATACTACGGACGCGAGATACCAAGAAGCGAAGAGCTTGGGCTCGAACCAAACAAGCTTTACCGGCTTTGGCGCCACCCGGACGAGCTCCGGAAAGCAGCCAAAACCTTCAATAACATCCCCGTGCTCAGCAAGCACATCCCCGATTTTCCCACCGACCCGCCCAATGAATTTCGTGTTGGCGTGACGCACTCCAATGCGGAGTTTGACGGCACGTATCTCACGGTTGGTATGTCGATATGGGATAACAGCGCGATTGCTGGAATTGAGAGCGGAGAGCAGCGAGAGCTATCTGCATCGTACAAGTACGTCGCAGACATGACCCCGGGTGTCACCCCTGACGGCGAGCCTTATGACGGCGTTATGCGTGACATTTTCGGAAACCACGAAGCGCTGGTCCCTGACGGCCGCGCAGGGCCAGATGTACTGGTCGCAGATTCATTACCACCGGAGCTTAATCACATGCGTAAACATAAGGTAGCGGCGATCCGCGCCACCCTTAAGCCACTTCTGGCGCAGGATGCAGATCTGGAGGCAGAAGTCCGCAAAGCTCTTCTGGCTCTTGATGAGGCCGAAAAGGAAGACGAAAAAGAAAACAAAACCGCCGACGACGAAGACGACGACGAGAAGGACAAGAAAAAAACGGCGGATGATGAGGACGACGAGGAAGACAAGGACAAGAAGAAAACCGCCGAAGATGAAGACGATGAAGAAGACGACAAAGTCTCCAGAACGGCGATGGACTCTGCGATTCGTCTGGCGGCCGACAGCGCAACTAAAAAGGCTGCGGAAAACTTCCGGAAAATCCGTGAGGCAGAGCAGGTTGTCCGCCCGCTGATCGGAGACGTCGTTGCCATGGACTCAGCCGAAGATGTCTATCGCACCGCGCTTGAACAGAGCGGCGTGGATATCGCCGGCGTTCACCCGTCCGCTTATCCGGCGATGGTCAAAATGGCGATCAGCCAGAAAGAAAATTCACGCCCTGTCATTGCGCAGGATTCCGCTTCCGTCAGTGAGTTCGAAAAAGCATTCCCGACCGCTGGCAAACTGAAACGAGGTTAACATGGCAGGTTTTCAGACACGAATTAACCAGTATCCGGCCCCCGGCGTCGAAGGGGGTTTTGCTGGCACTAACCCACACGCGACCTATCAGGCCGGTGAGGGCGCCCTGGTTGCTGGCGAGGACGGCCTTACTGTCGGCCGCTTTGCCTGGGTTGTTGACGGTGTGGCTTCCAATGCCGGTAGCGGTGTTCCGTCTGGCTTTGTTCATCGTGACGGTCAGGCGTCGATCACCATCTGGCTGGGTCAGGCATCCATGCTTATCCAGCCCGGCCGCGAAATCACCCTGATGGTAGCCGGTGACTTCTGGGCCAAAACGTCAACCGCTTCCACCCGCGGGCAGAAGGTTTTTGCATCCCTGACCACCGGTGAGGTGCAAGTCGCCGCAGCCGGCGCAACCGTGGCCGGTTTTATCGAGACCGCATTCTATGCCGCAAGCGATTGTGACGCTGGCGAGCTGGTCAAAATCAGCACCTGGAGCAAGTAATGAACGAATTTCAGCGACACTACGCCGCAGCCAGCGGGAAATATGGCATTGTGCTGCCCGGCGCGAAGGACTACCTGAAACCGGAGTTTGCGGAGAATTTCGCGCTGGCGATGGATGCCCAGCCGCAAATGGTTACTGCGAATAACGCCGGTATCCCGGCCTACTTCACGAACTACGTCGATCCGGAACTTATCCGCGTTCTCGTAACGCCGATGAAGGCCGCAGAGATTATCGGTGAAGTGAAAAAAGGCGACTGGACGACGCTGACCTCGCAGTTCCCGATCGTCGAGTCGACTGGTGAAACCAGCGCTTACGGCGACTTCAACAACAACGGCATGACGTCCGCCAACGTTAACTGGGTACCGCGCCAGTCGTTCCATTATCAGACTCACACCCGCTGGGGTGAGCGCGAGCTGGACATGTACGGCGCCGGGCGTATCGGCTATGCCGCCGAGCTCAACGTGGCCTCTGCGCTTGTGCTGAACAAGTTCCAGAACAAGTCCTACTTCTACGGCATCGCCGGGCTGGAAAACTACGGTCTGCTCAACGATCCGTCTCTGAGCGCTCCGGTGACTCCGGCGGCGACTGGTTCCGGTGGTGGCGTTACCTGGGCAACGAAAGACGGGCAAGCTGTATATGACGACATTTCCGGTCGCCTCTATAAGCAGCTGGTCTCTCAGACCAAAGGCCTCGTAGAGCGCACCGATCGCATGGTGCTCGGCATGTCGCCGGAAATGGAAGTCAACCTGACGAAGACGAACCAGTAC